TTCCTTTTGCTAGGCCCATTAGGAGCAAAATTGTAGCCAGTGAGTAGATAGCTACTGTAAGACACCCCAGTGTTATTATAGTTATACCAATCTCGCCATTTACTAGGAGCATTACGTTCATTCAGAAAATCTGCAAACGTCATTTCGTAATAGCTGCCACTAGGTACAATGGTAAGAAACTTCCATTGTTTACTACCTGCAACATTAGATGCAATTGTAGCAACCACTTGGTTACTACTTGCGTCAATAACATTATTACTAGAAGCGTCAATCACTGTAAATGTATTAGATTGATTAAGGGTTTCTTTAGTAACTACAGCATCTACAATGACAGGCAAAGAAGTTGAATCACTGAAACTTAACGGGTAAAATGCATTAAGACGAACATCTAATGCAAGAATGTTAGTTTTCTGATAGGGAAATGTATCATCATCAGTGTCTAGGTTTTTGTTATATAGCCAATACACCACCTTATCTGTAGCATTATATGCCCCACTAGCAAATTGTTTTGCCAATGATGGAATAGCATTGTAATAGGATTTAATGTTTAGGTCAGTGATAGAAGAGACAGACAAACTACCAACATCATCTTTACCAATCCTACAAACACCTGAATAGCCCCAAAACAAAATGCTCTCTTCTACGTCCACTACACTTTGTTGACCAGCACATCCAAGACTACTCACCTTCTTTACTTCATATCCAGTAGCACTAAAACCAATGTTAGAAGTTCCAGTGATTGTCCAAACACCATTAGTAGCAAGAACCACAATACCATTATCATTACTGAGAATGTCAACAATCTCACCACAATCTTGAATTGGCACTACACCACCATCACTATCTACGAGATCACTTAGCACTTCTGAAGTGGGGTCAGCACTTTGATAGCATTGACCATACTTAGTAGTGTCTACAGCAACTTGACTAAAGAATACAGTGCTGCCATAAGTGGTTGAAGAGATTCCAGCAAACCATGCTCTACCAGCAAAGAAAGCACACACTTTAGGACGAGTAATCTCTTTCACTACAGCTAGGCCAGTAATGCCGCTAGCAGTAGCCCTATCTTGATTAAACACATCTAGAATGTATCGCCCTCTAGGAGCGCGAGAGGTTCCAAAATCTTGTTTGTTCAATAGTGCTGCATCAAAATTATCACTGCTATCTTTACCATATATCCAACTTTGAGCATTGGAAGGGTAGTTTGATTGGCTACTATTCCAAGAATTTATTTTAGTAATATCCCATCCTTGGTTAAACAAATTATATTTATGAGCGTCAGTAAGAGTGGTAGGTTTTTCTGCCACTGTAAGCCCATCACTCACCCCATCAAAATCACGTATTTGTATAGTGATGGCTGATGCAGAAATACTGTCAGTGGAAGCAGTGTAGGTTACAATGATGGGTTCAGTGTCTCGACAAGTAATCAGTAGCTTGCCTTGTGCGCTAACACATTTAATAGGTGCTGTACCAATTGTGTTAGTGTTGCCACTACACAAATAGGTGTTCAAATCAATAGTAAACGATTTGACGTTAATAGATGGAGATACAGGAGTGTCAGGATAGAAATAGACATACCTCCCAACTTGGGAGACAATGAAGTTTAAATCTCCATTACCACCAACAGCAGTCCACTTACCACTAGTAAATGCCCATGTATTACGTTGAGCACTAGTAATGGAGCGAGAGGTGAGTGTCCAATCAGTTTCCAAATCCACAGCGCGGCGTTTACTTAGCTTTCCACTAATAGCAGGGATAAGATTGTCTCCATCTTTCCAAGTGTTCTTAGGAAAAGTAAAATAGCTAGCCTCAGTGTTAAGGCCAGCTACAAAAGTAAACTGCTCATCTTGTGCTACTTGTACACTCATGCTAGAATGTCTTTCCCATATTTATTCACTACAGTGCGACGCAAACTATCAATGGATGTAAACTTGCCATTCAATTCAAAAGGAAGTTGACCACCACCTTTAAAATAGACAAAATACAATCCTGTTGGAGTGCGTTCTGCTTGCAACAACTTCTCACCCTTTTCTACACTCTCTTCAAACTCTTGACGTTTATTCTTAGCGTGTTCTTTTTTCTTTTCATGCTTTTCAACCACTGCATCAAAAATATTATCGTCTGCCATAGTTCACCTTTGTATTATAACTACTCTGACTTGACTTGTTACGCCATGCTTCATTTTGAAAAGTGTTGCGACCACGTTGAGCTTTCCTCTCCTCTTTAGCATTTGCTTGTTGACGCAAATTAATAGATGAGGTGGATTTAATCTCAGCGAGTAGAGTGGGGAACATCTTTTCAGGAAGTCGAGGAATAAAATCATCCTCGTGTGTCCAAGAAGGAACAATCACTCCATAACACAAATTATTAGCAGTTTGCAGGGTGTTCTCTGCACTTTCATCATATCCATCAAATACAAAATAGGTGTCAAGCATGTCTTGAAAATCTTTAGGATCAAGCCATGTAACATCTTTCTTATTATATTTAATCCACTCTATTTTACTTACATCATCCTCATCCAATTCCATATAAGTAGGACGAGTAGTATCTCCCAACCCTTGCAAAGAAAAAGTGTCTTTAAGAAAAGGCCACTCTCTTTGCCCAATCAATTCGTAATAGCACTCTTTAACAAACATTGCTACTTGTTTACTTTCTACAGTGTCATCAATACTATTAACATCATCACTGTCAATGCTATTAAGAACACTCTGCACCATATCTAGAATAGACATTTTCATTATTAAGCCCCTGCAAAAATAGCACTAATTTGCATTGCATAAACACGAATATCTCCACTTACGCCAGTGTTATAAGCATACAATTCAAAATAGTCATTAGTAGCAGCAACTACTGTGTGTACACCACTCATACAACTAATAATATCTTTAGTCACAGTGGAAACACTACGACCATTATCAATAACACCATTTTTAAAAACAGCAACTACAATGTTACGACTGCTTGCAGCACTTTGATCTAAACTAATAGAATAGGTGATAGATATAGGCACAGTGTCTGTGCCAGTGTATGTAAGACGAGAGGTTGTTGCTTCAGTAACATCTGAAGGTGTACCACCAGCAGTGGTAGTAGGAGCTAGTTTAGTGTATGAAGCAGGGTAGGACAGTGTGTACGGGGTAGAAATATTAAAGAAATGCACTTGCCCATGAGGACTACCAGCAAGTACAAAATCACCACTACCATTTACAGTGACGATTTGACCTGCAGCACCATTAGTGGTAAGGCCAGAAAGTTGCGGAGGAGATAGTTTCTGCCATGTACCACTACCACTTCCATCAGAAACATACACCTTATTAGCAGTAGCTGATGCTACCCCTTTAGGTTCATGCAAGTTAGCACCTGTTAAAGATGCATGCGATACGTTAGCCATATTATCCTCTATAGAAAAAAGGGGGCTAAGACCTTTTGAGTCCTGCCCCCTTCACATCCCTCTATATTAGAGGTAGGTTACAACCATTGTTGCCGATCCAGCAGTCCAGTCGGTCTGAGCACTGGCAAGAACAACATCAGTGGCAGCAGAATAGCTCTTCAATTCTGCAGCACCGGTGTCAGTCGCACCAAAAGCATACACACCATCAACCAGAATCACAGCACCAGCACTAGCCATTGTAGCACTAGTAGCAGCAGTAGCGGTGATAAAACCATCCGCATCTGAAACATCACCCACAGTGATTGTGTTAGTACCAGTGGAAGTAAACCCAGTGTCCACCACAAGACGCACATACAATACACGTTAACCAGCCGGTACAGTGATCTTCAGCGCATCAGCAGCATTCAAGTTTGTCCAGTCAAACTTCTGAACAGCAGATTTAGCACCGCTAATTCCACCGTAGTTCTTAGCCGGAGCACCAGCGATAGCAGGTTGGTTAGTACCAAAACCAACAACCAGACCATCCGAGTTCGACCATGTTGCAGCACGTTTACCAATAGTAGCCATATCTTTCTCCTATCAAACAGTGTTCTTGGAAAGAATGCCAACCACCGATTCCGGGCGATAGAGCTTCAAACCAAAGCGAGCATTCATAACATATTCGTCACGACGCAGGTCTTTGTTGCGCTCATACTCCACCTTCGGCTCTTGCCGCCATGCACCCACGAACGGAGTAATGTCGCCACCCATACCGAAGAACAGGTTCACTACAGAAGCAGCCGGAGATGCAGTGCCAGAAATGGTTTCTGCGCCTTGAGTCGGCAGGTAGTTGGAAACATACACATCAAAGCCGTAGATGTTACGGATGAAAGACATGCCAGTAATGTCGTTGACAAAACCAGTGTTGATGATGCCTTCAAAACGCGGGTTGCTTTCAACAGCGACCAAGTTGGTCAGCGTGTTCAGAACGTATTCTTGCGAAGGATCAACAACGGCAATGCGAGTACCAGTGACGTTAGCTTTGTCCAGAGCATATTTAGCTTTGGCAAAATCGCTAAGAGTCAGCGTGGTGTTGGTGTTGCCAGAAGCAACAAAACGATGGCTTGCGCCGTTGATGCTGTTCGGATCAGACAGCGTTTGGCTCTGAATGAGTTGGAAAATCGAGGTTTCCATGTTCTCTTCCAGCGCACGACGCATCTTCGGAACGAACGAAGCAATCAGTTGGTTAGCGTAATAGGCATCTTGCTTGGCCTTGTCAGTGATGTATGTCGCACTTTCAACATAGCGATCAATAGTGAAGTTGAATTCACCAGTGTCAATCGCATCATACACAACAGGGCTGTTTTCAGCCGTTTCACGCATCGGAATTTCACCAATCGACGGAATGGTGAATTGGTTGCCATCGGGAAAGCCACTCAGCCAACGAACATATTTCGTACCCTGCAGACGATCCAGAAGAATCTCTTTAATCTGGTCACTCCACAGTTCCGAACGAACGAGGTTGGCATTTACGGCATCATAATTCATGCTCATAAAAACTCCTTATTTTTTGTAATAGAGGTTAGGGTTTGTCCTAACCGCAGTGTCCATTTTCAATTGGAAATCTGTACTGTAATAGGTTGTAGGATCAGTACGACGAATATTATCAAAATACTCTTTTGTGCCAAACTGCTGCAGCCTACCGCTAGGGTTGGCTGAAGAATAGCTGGCAGTGGTATTCACTGTACTAGCACCACCTACTCCAGTGCTCTTAGGAACATCTCCACTGAATAATGAAATAAACTTATCAGGATCGACAGAAGCCAGTTCAGTGTACACTTTCTGCAGTTCAGGAGTGCTTGCAAACTCTACAAACTTTGCTCCAGCTTTTTCGCCAAACAACTCTTTCATTTTGGCATCTGCTTTCAGCATATTGCTGCGCCGTTGTTTCTGTGTCTCCAATCCGGTAACAGTAGCTTCAACCAACTTGCTCAGTTCAGCCACATCAACCCCCTTTGTGGGAGCAGGAGTAGGGTCACTATCCTGTGTAGTCTGCTGTTGATTCAACCGTTGCAAAACATCATCGACTGTTTTAGCTGCAGTGGCCTTCTCTTTCAAATCTCGGTTTTCAGCCTTGAGTTGTTCGATGAAGCCATCGGCATTGATGTATCCTTTTGCCAAATCGTCAAGTGTTTTGTACTTCTTTCCCTCGCCTACAAGGGCACTAACAATGTCAGAGGTAGTCTGAGTAGCAGGAGTTGTGGTTCCTGTCTGCCCGTCAGTGGTGGCAGATGTTTGGGACTGGTCATCCGTAAAAATTGTAGCTTGGTCAGCACTCATTAAATTACTCCATGTATAATGTATTAGTAGTAAAAAACAACTCAAATGTCCAATTTAGGACTACATTTTTGCTCCTTTAGGTAACATATCAATTATTTCTTGGTAAGCAACCCTTTTACCAGCTTCAAAAGCTAACAAAGCATAGTGATTGGGTATTGAAAAATCATCAGGTTTGGTCTTGAAAGTAGCCTCTTTCATCTCCATTAAGGTAGTGTACAAGGGAGTAAGACCATATCCCATACCCTCCCATGTCTTTTCCCATTCTTCTTTAGAGGTGGTTTTGTGCCGATTTTTACTCAAATTCATCAGCATTTACATAGCCTCCACATCAGGCGGGCCTTCAACTGGAACCTGCTGTTCAACTTGCATATCCTCTTGCACTTGGTTAATAAGGCGTTGAGTGTCTGCTTGTTCAAACACCATAGCATTGTCTTTAACAATCTTATAAGTACCCCATCCAAGAGCATCTTCAAGGGCTTTAGCCACAGCTTTGCCACTAAAATGAGCAGCCACAGAAGGCAGAGCAGCCACAGTTTGCATTGTCGTGTTCAACTCTTGAATGAATTTGGCTTGTTCAGCAAAATGTCGAGCACCCATCGGGTACAACTTGCCTTTGCCAATAAGATCGTCTTTGGTAACTTCAATGTAAATCTCTGCACCAAATTCAGAGTCAATGGTACGAATGCGTTCCATAGCACCAAAATTACGAACACTTTCTTCCAGCATGCTATTAAGCAACGGCTCAAGAATGTTCTTTTCAAACCAGTACACCTTGCTTTGGAAAATACGACCAGAAGCGTTTTCAAGCTGTTGCACTTCGTATTTAGTTTTCTCTCCCGGTGTACGAATGCCCATAGCTTGTTTAGGAGCACCTGCCAACTCTTCCATGCGATTCATCAATTCATTAATCTGCATGTCTGCTTGCAGAGCAGTGGCATCAGGGCGAAGAAACTCCACATCCCCTTCATCTCCACAATAGATGTTTTGACCGGGGCCAAATTCAAACTCTTCCACCGTAATCCCCTTAATCTTAGCAATTGGGTAGGCAATTTGGTCAAACACATCAGCCTTCAGGTTTTCAAGGTGGTCAATCCGATATTGCATTCCCATCAACTGATCCAACGGGCCTTGCGCCCAAAGGTTGTCAGTGCGAAGTCGCCAACCACAATGGAAGAAAGGTTTATTACCAAGCCAACTCTTATTGGGAATATTCCTAAGAACCCACTTACGATCAATAATTGTAATGACAACATCTCGATGGTAGGTGGAGTTTTCTTTATCCCAAATATCACCCCAATATTCCAAAATCTCTACAAGATCGGAGTCAATATATTCTTCCATACTGCCAAAACCATCAATAATAAGTCCTTCACGTTTCATCTCTTCCGGCCTATCACGGTAGGCAGAGCGCATTGCAATGGCTTTAGAAATGCTTTCAGGATTGTATTGCAAGTTGGGCTTTGTTTCAACATCATTCATCAAATCGCCCATGCTCTTCAATGTACGACGAATAAATGGAGAGGCTTCAAATGTTGTAGACAACGGATTGATTACAACATCCAGCGGATTAACACGGAAGGCTTTAGGGCCAGTGTATAGATTGATGGTGTCACCAGTGTCATAATCTTTTTTGGTTTCGTTTACAAACTCATGCCCAACAAAGACGTTGCCATAATCAATGTAGTCATAAATCAGACTACTAACCAACAACTGAAAGTTAGAAGCCTTAAGTTTATTTTTCATGTAGTTGACAATAGCTGTACGCTTTTTAGCTATGTCATCAGTTTTTTCAGTGCTCTCCCAAATGAACCAATCCTCAGACGGAAATAGAGCAGCCATATAATTAGCATGCAAATTATCCCGTAATTGGGTGAGTTTGGGTGTAACTGTGGAGTTTTTCCAAGGAAGTTTTTTGTTTTCTGTTTTGCGAGTGTCTGTAGCAAACAGATATTCACGCAACTCCTTTTTCTCATCCTTCCAGTTTTCACGTGCAGTGTCCCACTTTACCCAATAGTCAGTGATGTAACTAGCCAAATACTCCGGCTCATACTCAGTCATTTGAATGTTGTCTTGCATTATCTCTCCTAACTAGCTACGCCGCCAAAGCGACTTGAATAGATTACCTTGTCGTTGTTTCTGCGCCATGTTTTATTAGCAGCCATTGGCGGTTTTGCTATTTCAACTACACTTGCTAGTGCATCTTTAATATCGTCATGTTCAGGGTTGCTCATCAACAACTCTTCTTCAAGTATTTGACAATTGCCTCCCTTATAATGCCATACTAATTTATTAGAATAACGAGGTTCTAATATTGCACTAATACGTTCTGCTTTCTTCATATTACGTGGAGGGTGGTATTCCTCAATTGTAAATAGAATGTTTTGTGTTCTCATATAATCTTTAAACTGAGAGACAATCATCCCTTGAGCTTGCACCACTTCAGCACGTAGTTTTCTAAACTTCCATTTCTTATAAGCATTCACCACTCTATCATACATTACACTTATTTTATTTGTTTTAAACCTATCAATGTCTAAAATGTAAATGTAATTATCTTCGTCAATTCCTATAATGACAATAGCAGTGTAATCACTTGCAGCATTCATTGTAAACGCAAAGTCTATTGCGCCATACACATTTAGCATTTTGTCGCCAATGTACCAAACACCACTTACATTCTCAACTTTCTCTTTATCAAACCATTGAAAGTTGTCTTTACTCATATATTGAGTTTCAATGGCATTCGGGTTGTTATAATATTGGGCATAAAACTGAGTAATGTCCAAATATTTGGCCTTTTTTCTAGCCAATTCCCGATCATCAAAGCCAAAAGTCTTGCCATCTTTACGACGTTGTTTAGGCCACAGAAACTCACCATTAGTTTCCACTTGCCGTTCAAATACCTCGTACACATTCACTTCTACATCTTCGTCAGTCTCTTCACTGTAATAGGTTTCTGTCATCTCCATTAGATCGCAATACAAATCTTTAGGATGGTAACGAGTGCCCACCACCCATTCTTTTGCACCTGTAGTCTGAATGGAAGATAGTTGCGAGTAGGTTGCCCTAACCAACTCTCTACCTGTCTCTGTATAGGCGTTAGAAGGCACTACAACGTCATCCATGACTGCCACGTTACAATGTAGACCAGTCATGTTAGCAGTGAGGCCACAAGCCTTCACAGTGGCATCTCGCACTCCCTCTGCCTTTCGTTTGGGATGGTCTACACTTATCTCATCTACAGCCCATCTCTCACGTTTATTCTCATTTTCATTGACCATCTCAGGCCAGTAGTATCTGTAAATATCGCTAGTGAGAATGTCTTTAATACTCTTCAACTGCTTCTCTGCCAAGTCTGCTGTAGCACTTACATATAGGACAGTGATTTCAGGGAATTTAGTAATGTATTGAGCTACCCTGTATGCAATCAGTGCGCTCTTTTGATGATCCCTTGGGAGTAGTACCAATTGGTTGTCTTTGGCATCATTTCGATTCCACCAAGAACATAACTCTTCATGCACAGCACCCAAAATACGATGCGGAGCCACAAGTTTAATGAACGTGTACAAATCATCTTCTGCAGCCTTTCTTATTAGAGCCTTGTCCGACTCTGTTATTTTAGCCATTAAGCCATCCTTGCACTTTTAGTACGTTTAAAACTACGATTGGCGCTTTTACTTGTAGCACGTAAATTAGAACGAGAGTTTCCACCACCTTTAGCAATGGGAATTTTGTGGTCAACATCTTTACCATCATGTTTTTTCACTTTACCCTCTTTCATTAATTGGCGGCGAGCAGCATTCCGCATAGCACGTGACTTCTTCTCACGTGGACTAGCTTGAGACACTTTGTATTCCTCTTTATAATCTCGCTTATAATTTTTAGATGAGGGCATTACTTCTCTCCGTTAATTACTGATAGGCCAAGACGTTCCATATCTTCGCTTATACGTTCAGAAATTTTACTTTGTTTTTCCTCTGTAATTTGCTTTGCTTTTCTACCTTTACCAAAGAATTGTCCTTCACTAATATATTTAGCTGCTGCAGTGCCATTAGGAGTTGATGAAAGTTTTTCAAGTTTTCTAAATGCTGCGCTCTTAAGTTTAACAGCCACTTCTTCTGCCCATGCATCCATCACCGGTTTGATTTTTGGGTGGTTGCGAATGAGCGAATAGTGTTCCCAGTCACCAATAAGGCACATGGCTGTTTCATATTCTGTTGGGTCTGCGACTTCAAGGTAGATGGCCTTCCAATCTTTTCGTAAACTCCAGAGGGGTGTATATTCACCACGCGAGTATTCGGAAAACAGAGATAGCACAATTCTTCGTCCATACGCATCAACAACAGTGTCCTTTATTGTAGAGTAGTCGAAATGTTTCATTTTTTCTTTTTCTTACCTGCTTTGCTGAGAGCAATAGCTACAGCTTGTTTGTTAGACATTTTTGGATGTTTCTTCATTTCCATACGAATGTTTGCACTAATTGTTTTCTGACTACTTCCCTTTTTTAACGGCATCTTCTTTCCTTTCAACTATCTCTTCTACTTCGCGTATCATTCCTCGCGGAATTTGGAAACGACTACCAACAGTACCATCTTCAATAACACTGCTAGTAAGTATCATCCCTTCAGGCCCATCGTACAACACCACTCCAATAGTGAACACCATACACGGAGCATATTCAAAAGTGTCATTGTCGTGTACCACCCAAACATCTGCATCTACGTCACAAGCATCTTCCCACTTAACAATGACTAGTTTCATTAGTAGTTCCTTGTTCCAAGTTTGTCTATGATTAGGGCCTTGTTTCTAGGAACATCTGCTTCAGTGTTAGGCACACTGATATGCACCCAAGAATCAAACTCTAAAATAATTTGGTCATACGGCAATCGCGCAAGAATACAGGCACTGATAATTTGTTTAGGTGTCATACCCGGAACACGAATATCTGCAGCACAACCAAGCCTATGTTGAGAACTGTCTTTACTTCCAACAGCATCATTCACTTGCTTACTGCGAAAACCCGAATTTATAATTACAGGTTTGTTTCCGATAACCTCCTTTACTTTTTCAAGTAGGCCACACAATCTACGGAGAACCTTTTGTATTTGGTTTACGCATTTTTTCACCAGAGCCATTCTTTATTCGTTTTCGTTTAGCATGAATGTTTGCATATAGTCCTGATTTCATTTCTTCACTCCCATAATCTTTTCAAGAGTGCGCCCACCAAAATAGAAACTCATAATGAGCATACCCCATTGTCCTAACAACTGAACATATTCCTTATTCACTTCCACATCCCATGCAGACATAAGTCCGAACACTGTGTATGTAACTAGGATGAACACCAATGTAAGAGGGCGAATGTTTTTGGACAACCATGAGTCTGAACCCATATCTGCTTGGAGTCGGGCGGTTAGATCATGTTGTTCAGAAACATCCGCGTTAAGCTGTGCTAGTTCCCCATTCTGCTGCATTTCAAGGAGCTTGAGTTTAGCTGCCTCTGCTTGTGCAGGATCAGGAAAAAACTTATCTACAAGTTTACCACCAATGTCTAATAGTGCTGTCAATGGAAACATAACTACCTCATATAATAGATGCTAGAAAACACTAATATCATTCCAATACCAACCACTGTAACAACTCCTACAATGGTAAACAAATCTTCACGCTCTTTCTTTTTACGTTCAGCAATGTCTTTAGCAAGACGGGCTTTACGCAACTTCTCTCTAGCCTCTTTATCTTGCTCACCAGCAATGCGGTTGCGCTCTACACACAACTCTTCATACAGTTCCATTTCACCCTGCATCATAAACATATCTTTGAGTTCACGTTCAAACTCACGCATCTGTTTACGTTGCATAACCAGAGTGAATGCTTGAGACAGCGCACTTTCATGTGCTTCTGCCTCTTTAGGATCAGCAGGTTTTGGCAGGGATTTAGCAATCTCTGCCTCTTTAGCAGCCTTCTCAATTTGGCCTTGAGCTTTAAAAAACTTACTTAGCTCGTCATAACAATCTTTAATTTGATGCCCAACACCAATGGCCTCTTTAACAAAAGACACACTGGTTTTAGCAACAGCAAAAGCTGCCCCAATTGTTATGGGATCAATCATTTTTTCTTTTTGTGCCTATTAGCAAAACTTCTAGCCTCTTCTTTAGAAGAAAACCCCCATGCCTCAAGAGCTTTCTTAAGTCGAGTGGGCCTACCCTTTTCATCTTTTAGTGGGCCACTAATACCAGCAAACCTAGCAGCAAAAGACACTCGCCGTGGATTGGTTCCAGACTTTACTGGTGCTTTAAGATTACTACCTTCTTTTTTATTGTAGTAGTCACGACCAGCTTTATTAAGACCCCCTTTGGGGTTTTGATGTTTTTTTAAAGGCATTATTTAAGCATCTCACTAATAGACTTACCTTTCACCATTTCCACAATACGCATCACTGTCCACACTAATGAGGCCAATGCTGCAATTTGAGGAAGCCACCCTGCTACAGTACCAAAGGCAGTACCTACAGCAGCCCAATCTATCCAGTGTTTAGCACTTTCATTCATTGCGGAGCAACATAGTCAGGGTTGTTAGGCCACACCACTTTAAACGCCTCTTGCACCTCTTCTACAGTGGATGCAGTGTCAATAGCAACTAGTGCCATACTAGCAGTGTCACGCACACTCTCACGCCACGTCATCCAATCAGGTTTGTATGTAGCATCTTTCATATGCCGTACTTCCATATAATCTGTAGGTTGTAAAGTAGAATAGGCTTGTTGACGTATTAGATTTTTACAATAGGTTTTAACAGATGCTAAGTCTTTAGGAGTGTTTGTATAAGTTAATACACCTTCATTCCATGTACTATTTACCCAATAAAACCTATCATCCGCAGGAGAGTTGTATGTAACGGTTTCAACAATTCCAATAGTCTGTTTTTGTTCAGGGGAAGCAAGTTGCAACCAATTAGCAGGGTATTGTACTTCATTAAGAGTGAAAGGCATTCCTTCTTGAATGTACACTCCTGTGTCAATGTGATAATACATAATTACCTCGCTCTTGATATGTTGAATGGGTTTTCTGCAAATGCTGCGTAAATGTATGTGCCGCCACTAGCGTTTTGGTTTGTACTTTTGGCTTTAAATCCATTGGACAAAAAATCTCGTAGTGCTGCTGGCGATGCAGTTCCTTCGGCA